TACGCTTATCCAAGCCATATCTTCACCCGACTATCTTTCTTGGTTTTGGGACACGACCAAAGGTTATTCGGCAGAGGTGTCATTTGCAGTAGCGTTGAGCGTCTGCGCTCTCTCCTCTGCAAGTTTTTTGACTCTCTCTACGATTCTGTTGAAGACAGATACAAGCATACCCTCCGTAGATGTGAGTCCCTCCTCGCTCAATACCTGCTTGACGATGGCATTCGCTTCATCCGCGAAGAGCTGCTTCGCAACACGGAACAATTCCTGTCTCTGCTCATTGGTGACTACGGGCTCCTGCTTTGCAGCCACGACCTCTCCAGTCTCTTCGACCACGACATAATCAGCAGGGATCGCGCCCGAAGCCTGAATCTCGTCAACGGTGTAGATGCCCTCGTACTCGTTCGGGAACGCGGCTCTAAACGCCTGAGATTTTGCGACCTTCTGAATCATAGTTGCAGGCTTGGAACGCCAGTTGCTCTGCCCCGAGCTGTACTCTTCGAGGGAAACCTCAACGAAAGTCTCCTCAATGTTTCCGGGCGAGCGTTCTCTGCGTACCCTGCACCATCCGCCGATCAGTTCCTCACCGAGAGCCTTGTAAACACAAGACCCCTCCTTCTGAACAACTGACATCTCTCCGTTCTGAGACTTTCTCAGAACCGTGATTCCCGACTTGTATCCTCTGTATTCAGGGAAGTGGTCGGCTCTACGAATATAAGCGTGGCATCCTACCACAAACTGAGCAGGTGCTTTGTCGTCGTACTTAATCAGGTAAACCTCGCCGTTTTCGAGCGGATCGAGCTGTTTTGCCTGACAGGTACGAAGGAACATCGCCACCTCTTGGTCGGTAACTTTTCCGTTACCTCTCGTCAACGTGTTCTTGACGGTGTTGGCGTCGAGCTTCACCATAAGACCCGAAAGACTCTTGAACTCTACTGCCATCAATTCGTTTGACATTTCTTTGCCTCCTGTAATTTATTTAAGAACGCACGCTAATCGTGACGGATTCTTCGAATGTGATACCGGGAATTTCGATCTTGCCCTTCGTCGCCTTGATGAGAGCGAGAACCGCTTTTTCATCGACAGGTCTGATGACCGCTCCGCAGAGGGAAACGGGAACCTTCGATTCGTCGATACCCGTGATCTTCCACGTCTTCGAGGTCGATACACCATCTGCCTTCGGTTTCTGCGTGGGTATGGAGCCTGCTTCTGCGATGCCCTGCATAACCTCTGCTTCCGCCATTGCGAACTCAACACCCATTGTATCTCCGTTCGTTTCTGCGGTCGCCGCTTCTTCGAGCTTACGGTCGATCTCTGCCTGAGCGAGCCTTCTCATCGCCTCTTCCTGTTCCTTGCGCTTGCGCTCCTGTTCGAGCACAAACTCGGTCATCTTACCTTTCAGGATCTTTTCCGCGGCTTCGAGGGGATCGAGCATCGCCTTCTTTTTGGCGAGCACATCGTCGTAAGTCTTCTTGGCTGCCACGCGGAGCGGATCCCAATACTCTTTGACCTGTTTCTGCATTGCTTTCACGGTCTTGGTAAGGTCTCCCGCCGCCGCGTAGTCCGCTTCGGACGCTACGACTACTGCGGATGCCTGAGTTTCGATCAGGCTTACTTCTTTGCCGAGCTGTTCGTTCTCGGCTGTGTCAAGGACAAGGGCTTCGCTTTTTACTGCTACTGCTTCGTTCATACTGACACTCCTTTCAAAAAAATTTATTTGTAACGACCGATATAGTCGTGTACGCACTTCAATGAACCGAGCACTCTCCACGCCTCTGCATCTTGCAGTTGGTAGTGGTCGTGTATTTTCTTTCCTCGGTCTCTCGTGAGATGCAAGATCTGTTTCTTGCCGATACGGAGTCCGTGAGATGCGAGTGCCTGCGAATACGCTTCGAGCTGTACTCGGCAGGTCATATCGTAAACGGTATATGTGGTCTTGATGTCGGTCAGGGTGAGGATTCCATCCTCGATAACCAAGAGGTCGAGCGTCCCTCCGTACATCAATAACTTGTGGTAACAACGTAGCTCCGAGGCTACCGGTATGGGTTTCTTCTCGTTCCACCATTCAAGGAATCCATCGAAATACGGCTGATGTTCGGGCGGAACATCCTCGATGCCGAACTTGATGTAGTTCTCGATGGCGTTGTGTACCGACGTTCCCTTGTCTGCCGCTCTGTTGAGGGTAGCTTCGCTGATTCCGTTATACTTGGCGGCTATCAGTGGCTCCATCAAGGTCGAAACGCTCGGTATGATGACACCGTTCAGGCGATAGGTATGGGTGCTGTCTTCGAAGGTAAGTTCGTGGAGTTCGGGGATCTCAATCGTCGTAGGGGTCATAATCAGGAACCTCCTCTTCGGCTGTTTTCAGCTCTGCGCCGTTCTCCATAAGCAAGGAAACTGCACAATCGCTGAAGCATTCCTCGTGATACTTCTTTCCGTCATACTCGAAATACTCCTCGCCTACCTGAATATCCTCTCCGCAAAACTTACATTGGCCAATCGAGGGCGGTTCGGGAGCATTTGGGCATCCGCTCAAACAAGGAGTGTAGTGGCAAATCTCGCACATCTGTTGATTCCCCCCATTCTATTGATTTCGAACCTTGTGAGATAATCGGTGAGTTCATTCTCGAACAGGATCGGAACATAGCCGCCTCCCTTTCCGTTCACCTCGCACTTTCTAACGGTGTAAGCGTAAATCTTTGCGATTTCATCGGCCGAAAAATTGTAACCGATCTCTCGCTGAACTTTCTGTACGATTCCGTACAGCTTCTCTGCCTGCTGTTCCATACCTTTTCTCCTTTCAGGTTGCTTTGACCTTCTTTGCCGGCTTTTTGCGGAACACCGAAATGTCAATGCAACCGAGCTTCTTGATCTTCTTGTCAAGAGCCTTTTCGGAGGTGATGTTGTATTCAGTTTTTAAGATTTCGAGAATCCTATCGTTGCTGTTCTCCATCGTTTCCTCCCAAGACCATATCGCCAATGATTTTCAACTCGCTCACTATCTTTGACAGTTCTTTCAGGTACTCCAAAGCCTCTTGCAAATGGGGCGCATCCTTTTCGCAGACAACTCCATCTTCGGCAACTTCGATCAGTTTCCTCTTGACCTCGTTGAGCTTCTGCTCATCCAAGATCTTCAGGAGCTTCAATGTTGCTCTTTCGATGTCAACAACCTCGTCGGAAATGCAATGTCTGTGTCCTATCGGGCATTCGTTCAAACAGTAGTAGTTCAACAAATGCGGTGCTTTATAAAGGTCAGCCATAAGGACCGCCTTATCTACTGGCATACATTTCGAAAGGTCGAGTTCTGCATCTGCTACCGACGAGACGGACATTCCAAGCAGCTCTGCTGCTCCCTCTCGACTTCGTAGCCTGTCGTCATATGCTGACGCCTTTTTCCTTGCTTCGAACCAAGGATTTCCTGCGGCTTTTGTAGCATCACGACCCATTTTCTTTGCCCTCCTTTTGCGGTATAATAATACCAGAAGGTCAGCAAGAGGACACCAATCGGCAACCTCGTGAGAAAAATAAAATTCCTTATTGTTCATTCGGGGTTGCCAATCGGTAACTGCCCGTCAAATAAAAAGTCGTTCATCTCAGCGAGCGACCATCCAAGCAGTTTTGCGACCTTTACCTTTTCGGTGTCGGCGAACTTCGTTTCACCCCTCTCCTTAGCGGAGTACGATGCTGTGGATATGCCGAGTTCGTTAGCCATAAACTGCTGTGTGTATCCAAGCCTTGCGCGGGCTCCTCTGATTTCAAGCGGTTTCATTCTGTTCACCTCATTTCTGTGTAGTATTCGACGGTGGAATTTACCGTCGTGTATATTATACATTACCAATCGGTAAATGTCAATAGGTTTTCCGAAATTTTTTCAGAAATCCTTGAAAAATTACAGATTTTATAGTATAATGAATCAAACGGTAATTCGAAAATCACTTCTTGGTAAGGAGATACTATATGGACTACTCATTCTTCAGAGAAAATCTTCGTAACCTCATCAACGTCCGTGGCGTTACGATCAAAGCATTTGCGGAAGAGGTCAACGCGAGCGCGGCGACTATCTCTCGTTATCTTTCGGGCGACAGAACCCCCGATCTCCCCTATGTTGTAAAAATTGCGAAATACTTCAACGTATCTATCGACTGGCTCCTTGGCATCAACGGAGACAAATTCGACGTCATGCCAAAGGAAGTGCAAGAGGTTGCGAGTCTCTATTCTCTCGCGTCACCCGATGACCGTCGAGTTGTGCAGGCGGTTCTTGGCAAATACAAGGAGCAAAAATGATCTATTACGAAAAAACATCGCGACCTGCTCTGCTGATTGATTCCAACGGCAATGCCGAGCAGATGAAGCGCATCCCGTTTATGTCAGGATCCTTCAACGAGGAATGGTTGCAAGAGATTCTGGCGGACAACCCGGCTCTTATTCCGGCATCCGATCTTGGCGAGGAATTCTCTTCTCTCGTCTGCATCGGTCGGGAGGTTCCTGTCGGATCCGGCGACACACAGGGTTATATCGACAATCTGTACGTATCAGCGTCGGGCAATATCGTCATAGCAGAAACAAAACTGTTTCGTAATCAGGAGTCCCGCCGCACGGTCGTTGCTCAAATCATTGACTACGCCAAGGAACTGCAAAAGTGGGACTGTGAAATGCTGAACAAGGTAGCAAACGATTACTACTTCCGCAAGGAAGGTCAGGCGTATGACCTGTTCGACCTGATGATTCGCAAAGGATACCTGAGCTACGCCGACGGTGGCGCATTCACCGACAGAGTAAACCAATCTTTGAGCAAAGCGAAGTTCTTGCTTATGATTGTAGGCGACGGCATCCGCTCTAACGTGCAACAGCTCGCTGATTTCCTGAACGAAAACACATCTATGCAATTTCGCCTCGCTCTCGCCGAAATGGAGATATACCAGCACGGTGAAGATGTCGTAGTCATTCCGAACCTGCTGACTAAAACGGCTGTTTTGGAGCGAACCGTGGTAAACGTGGGCGGAGCACTCGTCGAGATCGAGGAACCTTCGGAAAGTGAATCCCCAAAGTATATTCGAAAGCCGATCCTTTCTCGCCGTGAGTTCATTGATGCTTTCGCATCCAACGGTGGGTACGACCCCGATGACATCTACGAGCTGATTGCAGATCTCGAATCTATCAGCGGTTTGAGTGTGAGAATCGCTCCGACCGAACTGACTATCCGCTTCTCTCCCGATGGCGAGCACACCTATCCGCTTATGACCTTCGGCATATCCTCGGGCGATTCTGCTTTGTGGATCGTTCCCGGAAGAATCAAGGCGGCTCTCGACAAGCACGGAGTTCTTCCTCCTCTTGCTGATGACTTCCTTGAATCTTATAAGCACTTCATCGCTACGAAACGATGCAAAACTCCGCCATACGAAAACGCAAGCGGATTCTACTATGCCGATATGGATACGGTCTTGCGTAGCAAACAAGACTTCATCGCATCATCGGAACAATTTTCTGTCGCTATTCAAGACAAATGAGAATAGGCAGGAGTCGTTCTCGACACCTGCCCTATTTTTATCCTTTTCGTGCCAACTTGCTCCGCAAGGACTATTCAGTTACGGTTAAGATATGGTTACGGTTACGGTTCAGGTTACGGTTACGGTTATGCTTGGATAATCGTCAGAATGTCCTGCGGAAAGTCCGCAGATATTCCACTACAAAGGAGGAAGAAATGGCAAAAAAATCAATTCTCGAACAAGTGACAGCCGAAAAGGTTGCCATTTACGTTCGTGTTTCAACGGTCTGGCAGATAGACAAAGATTCATTGCAGGTACAGAAGCGCGAGCTTTCGGCATACTGCGAGATGGTTCTCGGCATCAAGGACTACGTTATATTCGAAGATCCCGGCTACTCTGCAAAGAACACAGACCGCCCTGCATATCAGCAGATGATGGATAGGCTTCGTACAGGTGAGTTCTCTCACATCCTCGTCTGGAAGATAGACCGAATCAGCAGAAACCTGCTCGACTTCGCGACAATGTATGCGGAGCTAAAACAGCTCGGCGTCACGTTCGTTTCCAAAAACGAACAATTCGACACCAGCTCGGCTATCGGCGAGGCTATGCTAAAAATCATTCTGATCTTTGCGGAGCTGGAGCGCAATATGACCTCCGAGCGTGTTACTGCCGTTATGCTTTCAAGAGCCACCAACGGACAGTGGAACGGCGGTCGCATTCCCTACGGCTACGATTGGAGCAAGGAACAGAAGACATTCACCATAAATTCCGTCGAAGGCAAGATCGTCAAAATGATCTACAATATGTATGAGGAACACCAGTCTCTTATTTACGTCAGCCGATACCTGAACGAGAAGAAATACACGACCAAGAACGGCAAAGAGTGGAGTCCGACCACCGTTCATAAGATTCTGTCGAACCCATTCTACATCGGAACGTACATCTACAACGTACACGAGGACGGCAGAGGAACAAAGAAGCGAGAGGACAAAGAGTGGATAACCTTTGAGGAACATCACGAGCCCATCGTCACTCACGAGCAGTTCGACCGAGTTCAGTTCTTGCTTCAGCGCAACCGCAGGGGCGGAGTGCAGCGCGGCGGCAATTACAAGCGAAACAACGTGCATATTTTCGGAGGGCTCGTAAAATGCGGTGTCTGCGGATCCCTGATGTCCGCCACTCTCGATAAGCGCAGAGCTGACGGATGGCGACCGTCTATTTACGGATGTTCCCGCCGTCGCAAGAATTCGAAAGCCTGCTCAAACAAATACATTTCCGATGCAGTTCTCGGTCCTTTCGTGCTCAACTATATTGCCAACATCATA